TATTGCAGCCGATCCAGATATATCAGCATCAACAATGACTCCAGCAGCAATGGCTGTAAGGCCAGCATTATTTATGCTTATGTCTCCTGTAACTGCTACTGCTGTTGGGACGTTTGATCCGTTACCAACAATAATTTGAGCAGCAGTAACAGCTTGCAGCTTAGTTAAAGCAATTGCGGCTCCAGCAGCTAAATTTGCATTTACTAAACTTCCATCAACCATTGTTGATGTAACAGTATTAGTGTCTCCAGTAGTAATTACTGTTCCAGTTATATCTGGAAAAGTAATAGTTTTATCTGAGGATGTTGGGTCGGCAACTGTTATTGTTGTCTCATAAGCGTCAACAGTTGATCCTTCAAATACAAGGCTTCCAGTATTACCAATTAATAGCTGACCAGTAACAGTACCACCAGCAAGTCCCATCTTTTCTGTCTCAAGTTCTTGCAACGCATCCTGCACGTTAGTTGAACTTAACTGACCATAAGGTGTAAAGGTAATGTTACTAGCAACTTGACCTGCTACTGTTTGTGATAAATCAATTTCATTCCAGCTACTACCACCACTATTCGTAACTCCTAAAATATAATCAGGAGGTGAAAGTGATACAACTGGAGCTGGTGCAGAAGGCGTTCCAGCAACATCAACTACAACATATAATCCATCCGTTGTTGCACTAGGAGTAGGTAGGTTACTTCCAACTGCTAGACCAGCCGCTATTCCAGCAGTCGTAGTACTAGCCATTTTGCTAGTGCTTGCGTTATATGTTCCACCAAATACAAGACTTCCTTTTGTAAGTGTGGTTATTGCTTGCCAAGCGTTTCCGTCCCAAATAAACGCATCTTCAGAAACAGTATCAAATAAAATCTGTCCACTAAATTGTGCTGTTGGATAACCACTCTGAGCTATAGATTGGAATATTGCTGTAGAAGTATTAGATAACTTACTACCATCAATTGTGTCATTTCCAATTCTTGCTGCTGCAATACTTCCAGTTGTTATTTTAGCTGCATCAAGCGATGGAATATCTGAAGCTGCAAGTACAGTTCCAGCAGTTGCAACACCTTTTGTATTGACAGTAAGTTTTGTATAAGTACCTGCACTAATACCACTCGTTGAGGTCGTTAGATTTCCCGAACCATCAACACTTAAACCCCCTGCTGATGTAATTTGAACAGCTCCTTTTGCAGAAGTTGTAGCAGTTGGAAGATCTCCAGCAACTAATCCCGTAGCGGCTGTAATTGCACCCTGATTATTAAAAGTAATTCCAGATACTGTTGCTCCAGTAACACTATTTGAAACTGATAATGCACCTGCTCCATTAACAGTTAAACCAGTTCCTATAGATACACCACCAACTGCTGATGTCGTAGCAAGGGGAAGATCACTAGCTGCCAAAGCTACCGTTCCCGTGATCAACCCCTGTGCGTTATAAGTAATTCCTGATCTTGTTGCTGCTGTAATTGCGTTATTAATTCCAAGCGATCCAGAAGCTACATTCAAAGACCTATTGATATTGCTTGTGTTTAATTTTGCTGCTGTAACTGTTCCATCCGTTAATTTTGTACCACTAATTCCACTTGCTACCTTTGCATCTGTAACAGCAGAAGCAGCAATAGCAGCCGTATCAACTGCGTTATCTGCTAACTCACTAGAAGTAACTGCATCAGCAGCAATTTGAGTAGAACCAATTGCTCCTGTAGCTAAAATTGTTCCTGCTAAATTATTCGCTAATTTTGCTGCTGTTACTTGGTCATCACCAATCTTGGCAGTTGTTACAGCATTTGAAACAATAGCTCCTGTATCAACCGCATTGTCAGCTAATTCACTAGCACCAATAGCATTAGCAGCTATATTTCCTGATCCAATTGTGTCTGTAGCTATCTTTGCCCCTGTTATCGCTGCATTAACTACGGCTGCTGTATCAACAGCGTCATCTGCTAATTCAGACGCACCAACAGCATTAGCTCCTATTTGTGCAGAAGTAATAGAATTACCAGTTATTTTTGCAGCAGGAATATCACCATCAGTAATATTTAATTTTGCATAAACAATTTCTCCATTATTAATTTTTACGTTGGTAATTGCATTATTAGCAATTGCACTTGTATCTACAGCATTGTCCGCAAGCTCAGACGTACCAATAGCATCAGCAGCTATTTGTGTTGCAGTAATTGTATTATCTACTAATTTTGCACCTGTAATTGTAGCGTCAGTTATTTGTGTAACAGTGATAGCTCCATTGGCTATCTTTGCAGTAGTTACAGCTAAATCTTGTATTGCGGCTGTTGCAACTTGGTTCGTGCCTAATGTCCCAACTTTTGCACCAGGAATTGAAGCACTATCAATTAATGCAACTCCAGCTTCTATTAAATCTTTAACCGTTACTTTTTTTGTTTCTGACGCACTTAGGTCAGCAATAGGCAATGGGTCTGTTGCTTGTACACTTGCTTCTGCTAACGAAGGCAGATTACTAATCTCAAGATCTGGCATTGACCCATAACTAAACCAATACGATTATCTTACTTTCTATTTGGGTTTTTGTTACTACTCTTGCTCTAAAACAATTCGATCTCCATCTTCTTGCAAGATCTTTGCTGCATCCTCTTGTAACAAGTATGAGTCAGGAGCACCAATATTTAATTGGATTTCACCGCTAGTAACAAATTCAATTCGTGTCTCAATTTCATTTGTAGCTGCAACGCTTAAAGCTGCATTTGTAACAATGCACTTACTTTGATAATAAACAGTTTGTTTTTTGTCATCAGTATTTCTATGAATATAAAAACGTCCATCAAAGTCAGATCCTTGTTGTAAACGAACCACTAACTGAGCTAAATAAACAGGTAGCTCTGGATAAATGCCAATTGTTCCTTCAGTAAAAGGTGCATGATCATAATCATGTTCCCATAAACAAGTCATTGATCCTTGTCCAGAAATTAATCCAGAATCATATTGATTTCTAAATTCTTTTCCTAAAGTTGTTGTGTCTACTTGATCTCTATTCGTTGTAATCTCAAACTCTTTTACATTTGCCACAAATCTATAACGATCATTTTTAGTTTTTATATTGATTTCTTTAGTAACACTAGGCGTTACAAGAGTTAAAGCATCAGTCGTTAATCCTCTTACAGCTTTTTCAAACGTATTAAAAAGTCTAATTCCATCTGCTTTATCAATATGAACGAACCAAGCTCCATCGGGATAACTATGACTTGCAACAAGTTCTAAATTAGATCCATCAACTGTTGATATTTCTACACGATCTCCAGTAATTAAAGACGCTAAAGAATGATCAACACCAAATCGTTTGGTTGTTGTATTGACATCTGCTGGATCTAAATCTGTGTTAAATCCTCCAGACGCAGAATCTCTGGATATGGCAATTTCACCATTTTGTCCAAAATAAATAGTCAAGACTTAAGAACCAGTAGGAAGCTTGTTCTCAACAGGAGCACCATTAGCTTCAAAAGAAATATCACAAGATGAAACTTCACCCATTGAACTACTCATTCCAATACTTGTAATAAAAACAAAGAATGTAATTGAACGATTAGTACCTACTTCTAACTTAAGTTTTAATTCTGCACTTGCAGCATTTTCTCCATCACCACCAGACGAAGAAGTTTCACTTACTTTTATTGAGTTTTCAAGAATATCTTTAAGGTTTGATCCTCCTGACGTTGTTTCATAAAACAACCTTGCACTGCCTGAGTAGCTTCTTATCCCATCTTTCAAAGTCCTATCAGTATCTCCCATCGAAGTAGTTTCTATGACAGCTTGACTCATAGAAAAACTCCAGTTTTGCACCTTCGCTTTTTTTACGTCACTTACATATAACGCTCCTGTCCTTCCTGAATAAAGTGTTGACACGATCTCTAACTAAAACATTGCGTTTATTCTACGGTGAATCGAGACATGCGACAAAAGAACAACTAACATTACTAATTCCAGGTTGAACACTTGTAACTGATGGAGGTCGAGAATATCTCCATCTCAATCCCAATTTTGTTTGCCCCGTACCAGCATTATCTCTAATCTCTTGCTTTAAAAATGAACTATCAATACCTATTGCTGCATTTTCATCTTTAAAACGAACAAAATCATACTCAGACATTACATCTTCATAATTAGCTATTATCAGCCCTGCATCTGCATCAGAAATATTTGAAAAACCAAGATTTAAAGTTGCATTAACTCTTTTGTTCCCATAACGCAAATGTGTTTTTGTGCCATCTAAAGATTCAAATGTAGTACTTGGATACTCACCAGCAGAAAATTTTCTGGATGTTGGTTTAACTGCTGGAAAATCAACTGCTGAAACGGTCATGTAATTAAATCCATAAAGTGAGAATCGGTTCCGTTATCCCATCCTTGCAGGATAGCTAATGTTCCGTTACTTGTTAAAGGTGCGTGACTTCCTGAAATTTCTACTAAACCATCTTCTACATACGAAATAGTTTCTAATTTATAAACACGATTACTTGTAACTGAATTTTTTAACGTAAATAAAACACCACGGGGTAATCCTGCTCCTGTTACAAAGTTAACGCCACTAGCTTCTTGTACTTTTTCAACTGCTGTTCCTGCTTTCCAATAATAAATACTTGCATTTGTATCAGTAATAGGATCATTACTTATAACTTCTCCGTCCTCAGTTATTACTCCATTGTCATAACGACTGGTATGAGTTGCTTCAGAAACTAATCTAAAATAATCACCAGGAGCTAAGTTAAAACAATATTGTGGTGCTGTTTTAAAAGTTAAACCATGATCAACTTCTTTCCTTAATTTTAAAATGTATTTAGCATATTTTCTTGCATGAGCATCTGTTGTACAAAAACCTGACATATCATAAGTTTCAACTGGATCTAACTTGCTTCCACCGTAATTGTAAGTATCTATAATTCTTTGAGTCGCCCCTGCTGGTGCGTCTGCTTTGCCTTTTAGCCTTAACATTACAGATTTTGTTTCAGGAAAACCATTAGGTTTTTCTTTCCTATACAAAACATTTGCTGTAAAAAGCTGTCTTTCTTCAGGAGTTAAAAATGATACTTTTAAATCGTTTATATTGCCGTCTGTAAATAAAGCTTTTATATCTACTTTTGCATTAGGGGCTATTCTAAAATTACTATCAGTAGGAACAGCAGGAATTAAATTAAACTTACCTCCAATAACAGTAAAATCTAATAAGTTATACGTTCCATGTTCATGAAGAAAGTCTCTTAAATTTATTTTATTACTAATAATTCCGTCCCAAGTAAAATTATTACTTGCACAAAATGCAGCACCAGTAGTCATGTCTCCTATAGCATTTACACCAACAAGTTCTCCAGCTCCTAAAAGAGGATCAGTTAATAACGCATGTGCGATCC